ATCGCGTAGGAGAGGATCCCTCCGAAGTCGCGGACCGTACTGAACGCGAACTCGACCCAAAGTCTGTTGCGCTCGAGACCTGAGAACTCGGCGCCGCCGTATACCACCGGCTCGTGAGAGCTGTCCGGCGCCCAGGATGTGAGCGCCAGGCGGATCTGTTCGCGGACCTGGTCGATGGTCTCGAGCGGCGCCTGACCACGGCGATCCGCGGTCGCCTTCAGGGCGACCACGACCGAGAAGCCCTCTGTCGATCGGGTGAGCTCGCCTTCCTCGCCAGTCGGGAGCACGAAGGCGTGGGGCATGTCGAGACGCTGCTCGCTCTTGTCGAGCGCGCGCTCGAGCTCTGCGACGCCGGCGACGCGGTTCTCGAACGCGGGAGCGTTCTCGCGGAGCCGCTCGATCACCGCGGCGAGGTTCATGACCTCGTGGCCTGTCGGAGCGAGCGGGCCAGGCGATCCGGGAAGATGCGCTGGAATGGTGCCACGGCTTCTGATACCCAGAACCGCCCACGGATTCCGCGCTTCGTGCCGAACTCCAGGAACCGCCCGTAGAACAGGAACGTGCCGAATACGCCTGACGTGAAGCGGCGACCCTGCAAGATCCTGGTGACGAACGAACGTTTTAGCTCTCCGGACTGGCCGACGGGTGCACCGATCAGGATCTTGCCGCCCATGTCACGAGTCGCTCCAGTGATCTCGCGTCGTATGACCTCGGGAATCCTACGGCCCAGCACCCGCATGCCGGGCGAGAACGTGTCTCGCGTGATCTTGAAGCGGATCATGCGGCCGCCCCTATATCCTCGGCCAGGAGCTCGAGGAAGCGGTGGCGCTCGCCGGAATCCTCGACCCCGCGGATCGCGAAACGCCGCTTCTCGAACAGGAGCCACTTCTCGATCGTCACGTCCGAGCGGTGCCGGATGGTGAAGCGGTGAGTCGGCCCGTCCGAGGTCTGGACCCCGTCCACGACCTCGAGGGCGTCGACCGTCTCGATCCCCGCCCAGACCTCCGCGAAGGTCGCGAAAGACTCGGTCACGGCGAACGACCCACTCGCGGCGTCGGTCTTCTCCTGGAGCTCGACGCGGTGGCGCAAGCTGCCGGCGCCCGGCATCAGACGAACCGCGCTACGCGGTGGTGCGCGAAGAGCCGCCGCGCGGAGATCACCTCGGGGAGAGGTGCGACGCGGCCCTCGGCGACCTCTTCGCGGTTCTCGAACATGCCCCCGACCAGGAGCAGCATCCCGATCTCGAGGTCCTCCGGCAGCACGCCGAGGAAGTGTGTCCCGTCGCCGGTGTCGGCGATGTCGATCGCCGCGCCGCCCGAGGTCAGCGAGAGCTGGAAGGTCGGCGCCGCGAGCCCCACGACGTAGTAGTCGGTCAGCGGCACGAGGGGAGCCGGCAGCTGGCCGCCCGAATTCGAGAGCCTGACGACGTCGCCATTCGCGACGCTCCGCCCGGACTGCGTCAGCGTGTTGGCCGCTACGGCCACCGAGAACGGCGTTACGTAGCCGGCGACGTACTGGATCGTCACGGCGTTCCGCTCCGCTCGAGTATCCGGCCAGCTCTGATCGAAGGCGAGGAAGACCCGGCCAGGCGTGCTGGCGGCGTCCACGGTGTAGACGCTGGTAGCGAGCGTCTGCGTATTCCCGTCCGTGTCGACGTATTTGACCGACAAGACGGAGACGAGCGGGACACCGAGCCACAGGTCGATCGGGACGCCGGCGCTCGGGAAGGCGTCGAGCGTGAGGTCGCGCGTCTGCACGACCAGGACCCGCTGCGTATCGAACTCCGCGTAGGCCCGCGCGCTGGCGATCAGGCTCGCGATCAGCGAGTCGCTCTCGCTGTCGGTCACGCGGAGGTGGTCCTTCGCGCGTGCGAGGTCGAGCGGCTCAGACGTGGGAGCGGTCACAACCGACACGGATCAGATCCCCTCCGGCGGTGCCGCTACCCCTCCGGTGTCTCCGGCTTGGGCGGAGTCGCCGTTTCTACTGCTGCGCCCCTGCGTCGTTTCTTCTCCGGCTCAACCGCCTCCGGCTCAACCGCCTCCGCGATGCCCGCTTCGATGAATCGACCCGCCTCTGCGTCGTCGGTCTCGATCACGTCGCCGGGGTTCGCCGTGTACGCCGGGCCGGAGATACACGTCAGCATCCGGACTCTCATTCGGTCGTCAACCAGGTATTCGCCGGCGCGCAGGCGCAGATCGAGTTGTCGAGAGTGGTCGTGCAATTCGTGTCCACCGTCTCATCGGTGTCGATGAAGATCTCTCCCAGGACGCACGTCGCCGCCGGTGACGCCCCATTCGCGAGCGATAGGACGCCGGCCGTCGTGTCGAGCGTCCCGCCCACGACCCAGAGCGCGCCGCCCTGCGCGTGGTAGTTCACCACGTTCTGCGCGATCACCCCACCGGCGACCAGGCCGAGGACGAGCGCGACGGTGAACGCCGCTACGAACTTTCTGATCTGCATTCGAGACTCCTCCGATGGCCCGACGAAGCGGGCCGGCCGCTCCCCTTACGCCTGGATCAGGTGCTTGACGGCCTCGGCCAGCGTGAGCTTCCCGTCGGTCCGCAGGTCCAGGCGGAAGCCTATCTGGCCGTTGACCGCGTAGAGCTCCTCGAGCCGCTTCAGGAACATCGCCGCGCGGTCTGCGATCCAGTAGAACTTGAAGTCGCCGAAAATGATCGACTTCAGGCCCGTGGTCATGGCCGGCATGTCGTCGGAGATCGCGACCGGCCGCCCGAGCAGGTTGTCGGGATGCCCCGCCTGGAGGCCGGGCTGCCAGAGATACTGGCCGTTCCCGTCCTTCAGCTTCCGGACTGCGGTCCGGGTCGGGCCGGCCATCATAAACGTGGCGCGGTTTGCGTAGATCCGCTTCAGCGAGTCGTGCAGGTCGATCAGCTCGTCGCCCGTGACCGCTCCGGTCGCGGCCGCCGTCTTGCCGAGCGAGGACCCGACCACGACTCCGGTCGGCTTCGCCGTGCCGTTGCCGTTGACGTAGGCCGTCTCGGTGAGCGCCGCAGTCGCGCGTCCGAGCTCGGTCGCCAGGTGGCTGTTCAGATCGACGACTTGATCCTGCAGAAGCTCGTCCGAGACCTTCAGCAGAACGCCGGCCTTGAAAGCGGCGAGCGCTACCTGCGCGAAGGTCGGATCGTTCTCCAGGAACGCACCCTCTTCCGCGACCCACGTTGCGGTGGCGTTGCCGTCCCGGACCGGGATATTGCGGTCGTTCCCGAAGGTCTTTACGGTCGAAAGGGACCGCATGATGTTCTCTTCCCGCATGACCTCGACGAGCTGCCGCTCGAGATCGGTCGGGACCAGGTGACCGCCCTCGGTCGTGGTTCCGACCTGGAGCGCGCGGAGCTCCGGATCGCGGAGCACGCGGAGCTGCTCGGGCGTCAGGGCGCCGTTGCCGAAGCGGCACTGCTCGAGGAAGGCCGCGCTGTACTCGCGCGTCTGTAGCTTCAGCCGCGCTCGCTCCTCGACCCCCATCGCGGCGATCTGCGTCAGCTCGCGGACGTCTGCCCGCGGAGGCTCTCGCGCATCGCGTCGCGCCAGGTCGTGCTCGAGGTTCGTGACGCGGCTGCGGCGCTCCTGCTGCTCGTCCGCGGTCACCTCGAGCTCGAGGCGGTCGATCTCGGCGTTGACGCGGTCCCAGGTCGCCTCTTCCTCGGCGTTCATGGCCCGGGTCTCTTCGTCGGCCTTCTCGACGAGCTCGCGAGCTTCGGCTACTAGCTGCGCACGCTTGGCGCGCTTCTCTCTGACGGTCATGGCATCCCCCTTGCGGGGGCGCCGACGATTCACCGAGCCCCCGCCTGTTTTGGCGAGGTGAAGGTGAGTCGTCCGCCGGGGTGCCCTACTTCGAGGGCGGCGCCAGAGGCGCGGCTCGTATTCTGCTAGCGGTCAGTGCCTCTGTTCGAGCTCCTCGAGGCGGCGTCGCTTCTGCGCCATAGCCGCTTCGACCTGCTCCGAGTCGCCCTCCCCCGAGGTCCCGAGATCAGGCGACTCCGACAGCAGCGAACGGTAGAGCACCGGATCGACCGGCGTCAACCCTGAGGCCGCGCGGCGGATCTCGACCGCGTGGAGTTTTTCCCTCAGACCGATTTCGGTGTCGGGGTAGGCCGGGATCGCCACAGGCGAGACTTCCCACAGCCGCAGCTCGAGCAGCTCGCGGAGCTCCCCGAGCTTCTCGTCGCTCTTCCATACGTCTCGGACCGCCTCGAACCCGAAGCTCATCTGGGTCACGTCCCCGCGGCGCACCGACTCGATCGCATCGCGGCCGACCTGCGTATCGGGCGGAGTGATCTCGACTCGTAGCCCGATGTCGTCTTCCTCGAGCTTCAGCGTGCCTGCCGAGACGCGCCCGAGAACCTGCGCCGGGTCGTGGCTCCAGAAGGCCCGCTGATCGCCTTCCTCGAGCGACTTCGTGAACGCGCCAGGCCGGACGACTTCGCGAAAGCCGAAGATCGGCTCAGAGAGCGTATCGAAGACCGCGGCATGGCCGACCAGGAGCTCGCTCTTTTTCGCGCCCGTCTGTCGTAGCTCGAGCTGAATCTCCGAACCTTGGATGATGCAGTGTTCCCGGTGGTTCATTGTCTCTCTCCTATGCGGGGGCGACCGTGCACTCGCAACCGTTGTGCAGCGGCGGGTGTCGGATGATCCCCTGATGGCGGATCTTCGTAGTGCCGTCGTCTCCTGTGATCTCTTCGCCGGGCTCAGCGAAAGACCCCTGGATGCTAACGATCATTCCGTCGAGCGAGGCGCACATCGGGCAGGGACCGCTCGCGACCCAGCGTAGGCTCGTCACGCCGCTCGACTTCCAGGTGCTCCGCGCCACGCTCGAGCCGACGTTGACGGTTTCGCGCATCGCGAACTTTCCCGCACGCTTCTCGCCCCACTCGACGAGGCGCGTTATCACGTCCTGGAGCGGGATCCCTTCTGCTGCGCCGAGGACGTGTGTCAGCTGCGCGTTCGACCAGGTGACCCAGCGCGTCGAGATCGAGAACGCCATCGCGGCGACGATCTCGTCGATCTGGTCCGGCGTGAATTGCCGTTCGCTGCCGGTCGTGCTCGCGACTTCGTCCGTCGCGCGTTCGTGCATCGCTTCCGTCAGGGAGCGCACGGCCGGGGCGATCTGTTGACTCACGAAGCTCTGATGATCGTTCGCGTAGAAGTCTGTCAGCCAGGCGGTGAACGCTTCGACTCCGCCCGCCTCGAGCATCTCGGTTGCTTTCTGCTCGACGTCCCTCCGCTCACGACGTAGCACGCGCGACGCTGCATCCTCGAAAACAGGAAGGAAGGCGCGGCAGAGCGCGCGGCGCGATCGCGTCGCTGCCTGCGACTCCGCGGGGAGCTCCTCGAGAAGGCGCGCCTCGATCACACGCGGCGCCGGTGGGAGGCTCCGAAAGCCCGGGATCGCGGGAGGCGGCGGCGCTTCGCCAGCGCCCGCCATGTTCAACGGGACCAGGTACTCGGCGCCGAGGCCGTCGGGGAGCGGATTCAGGTTCTCGAGCTCGCGGATGTCGTCGACCGAGAACCAGCCCCACTGTCGCGCCGTCGCGTAGGCCGTGAAGCGTGCGGCCTGGTTCCCGCGCAGCAGGCCGTCGAGAAGGAACTCGGCGAAGAGCTTGCCCCCCTTCGGGAACAGTCGGACATTGACCCGCTGCTCGATCCGCTTCGCCCACGGCCGGATCGTGGAGATCACGTGGTCGATATTCTGTTCTTCGATGTTCGAGAAGGTCGCACGCTCGAGGTCGCCGATCTTGTGGGGCGCGACGCGGAAGATCCGCGCCACCTCGCCGACTGAAAACTTCCGCGTCTCGAGGAATTGGGCGTTTTCCGGGCTGATCGTGGTCTGTGTCCACTTCATGCCCTCTTCGAGAATCGCGATGCGGTGTTTCCTCGACAGTGGCGCGTGATTCGCCTCCCAGGAGTCCCGGAGGTTCTTCCTCGCGTCCTCGGTGAGGAGCTTCGGGTGCTCGAGCACGCCGCCCGGGGTCGCGTCCTGGCCGAAGAACCGCGCGCCGTACTCCTGCGTCGCGAGCGACAGTCCGATCGCCTCGCGCGCCACGTCGATCGGTGAGAGCCCCCAGAGCCCGAACCGCGACGAGAAGCCTCGGATGTGCAGGATCTCGTCCGCGGGGAAGTCGCGCGGGTCGCCGAATGCAGGCTGCCAGTGGTAGACCAGGCCGCCGCGATCGTCGCGCATGAGCGTGACCTGGTCGGGGCGTATCGGCCAGAGCTCCACCGGCCGTCCGCCGTTGTCCGTCTCGATGAAGTTGACCGAGTTGCCGTTCAACAGGATATTCCCGACCGCGAGCTCCCAGAACTCGAAGGCCGTCAGCTCCGGATTCGGCTGGTCGTGGAGCAGCGCGAACAGGGGATTCCGCGTCGCACGCTCTTTCCCGCGCTCGAGGCGGTTGTATGTAATCAGCGGCAGGCTCGCGATGTCCTCCGAGATCACGCGAATCGCCGCCCACACCGGCGTAGCTCCGAGCGCGGTCTCGGCGTTGACGACCACCCCGCTCGAGGCGGGCGACCCGGACAGAGAGGTCCGGAACCACAGCGGCGGATCGGTCAGGAAGTCGCGGCGCTCGAGACGGAGCATCCTCGCAATCCGTTCGCGGATCGTCATAGAAACGCGAGCCCCCGTTCGTCATAGATCGACGTCGTCGGCCCCTCCCGCCTCGTCGCGCGGTCGAGTGCCATGATTAGCGCGACCATCCCGTCGACCTTCTCTGTGCTCTTCTCTTTATCCGGCTTCAGGTTCCCGGCCGGGTCGGT